TTGAATTAAGACAGCCTGCACGCTGTCTTTTTTCTTTTGTGCGTAACGATTAGTTACTCGCAATTTGACCAAGTACTCCCTAAAAATTTTTGTATAGTTCTTAACCCAGCCAATGGCAGAGTTAAATTTTGCAATGTCGATCATTGTGGTTTCTCATTAATATTGGCTGAATAATTAAACAGATTTGTCCTCTGAAATATTTTCAATAGGTTATTTACCCATTCCTGATTTTTGGCGTAGAGAAGCCCGCCACGGCTATTAGCCATGTTTTTTAATTTCATGATTTACCTTGTTTTAATTAATTGGTTTTACGGCTATATGGATTATTAATATTTTCCACGGCGGGCGGGTTACGAACCCATAGCAATAAATCACTTAATAGCCACGCGCAAGAATTACGCCCTAATGCTTTACGCGTAGGGAAACGCCCTTCTTTTTCGAGTGTGTAAGCTGTTGTGCGTGAAATTGATGTGATGCGTCGGCGTTCTTTCTCGCGAACGAGGCGATCATACTGTTCGCCATACTCGGCAAGGATAGAACGGCGCAATTCTGGTGTTGGTGTTGAAAATTGATTTTGCATATAACCCTCACTGTATTTGTGTTTTCGTGAGGGTATTTTTACGGAAAAAATAGAATAAAAAAATTGGTCTAAAATAACTAAATTTCTTTAGAATCAAACCATTGGTATTAATTTAAAATACAATCAAAATTAATGCCATTGGCGTAAAATCTTTTAATTTTATTTTTTTACACCAATAGCTAATAAATATTAGCGTATTACAGATCTTACTTCTTCTATTGAAATATCTTCCTTTAAAAAAACACCACTAATAGTTGCTGTTATATTATGAAGGGGCGTTCCAAACGTCTCTGTAAAAAACATCGATAGTTTTCTAATAAAGAATACTCTTCTAACTTGATTTTTTCTTTTTAAGATTGATTCACATTTAAATGAATCTGCTTTTTCACTTAAAGTTTGGAGCACAGAGCCAATTGATGGAGACATTACACCTACACCTGCCCATGCGGCACCTATTACTCCATCATCTCCATTTTTGGGAATATAATGTGAATTTTTAATTTCACAATATCTATTTAAAAAACACTCTAAATTTTTTTGAATGTCATTTTTTACTATCATATTAAATCTTTCAAAGAATGATTTATAATTAGCAAAACTCATTACTGATAAATCTAATGGCGTATTTGAGATTTCCTTACAAAGTTCAAAAGATAATTTTTTTATCTTTGCCATTTTTTCTTCTTTTTGTTTTTGTGTTAACAATTCCCAATCATTCGGGCCACTATAAGCATCAATTATCTTATGAGTCAAAATGTAATAAAATATATATGGAATACGAAATTCATTAGCTCTTTTTGATAAAGAAGACCATATAAAACGCATATCATCATTAAATATTAAAGTCTGTACTACTTCTTTTTCTGATAATGTTTCATTCCAAACATTCGAATCAAAAAAACAACCAGCTTTATCTAAATCATCTTTATTTTCATCAGGAATAGGCATTTTAAAATCTGATATTATATCAGACTCATACCACTTAATTATGGTATTATCTACATATTCAGGATATTCTTTCATCTTAACCTCACATTTAAAGTAACTACATTTTTATTATTCTCTGCCAATAAGTCTAATCGCTCACACCATTTATTAAGTGTATCTAATTTTTCATGTAAATATTGGCTACGATTATAAATAGCCATTACTCCTGGCAATGCATGACCTAGTAATTGCTCTACAATATGAGGGAGAATTCCCATATCATTTAACTTTGTTGCAAATGTCCGCCTTAAATCGTGTAATGTCCAAGGCTCGGAATGATTAAATCTTTCCCATAAATTACGACCGTATTGAGAAACTGCCTCAGATTTTTTTAATTCACCCAATAAATAACCTGTCTTTTTATTTACTGAATATAATTCTTTAACAAAATCTCGTATATAAATAGGTATTGGACGAATAATTTTCTCATTTGTTTTTGTATGCTCTTTCGGTACAGTCCAAATCCAATTATCAAAGTCCCATTCTTTCCACTCTGATAATCTAGCTTCATGCGAACGACACCCAAAAATAATAAGAATTTTAATTAAATGCTTATAATAAGGAATATGTTTATTCCCATTGAGTGATTGCCATAATTCCCCTAGTTCTTTATCAGTAAGTACCCGATCCCTTTTATTCTGTTTCTTACCAACATCAGGAATAGTTAAATCATCAAGAGCACTACTAACAGCATATCGCCTAACTCTGCAAAATTTTAATGCCTGTTTACACATCTGAAATACATAACCAGTCGCAACAGGTGATTCTTTTCTTGCTCGATCAAAACATTTTAGCCAATAACGAGTTTCACAATCGCTTAAAGCCATTTCACCAATATAAGGGTAAATATGCTTTTCTAATTGAGCCACATGCCTAACTATATTAACTCGGTTATCTTTCCCGTAATTTTCAACCCAATACTCTAAAGCATCTCTCACAGTGACAGGCTTTAACGACGATTGAACCTCTATATTTAGTTGTAGCTTTGGATCTTTGCCTAATGCCAGCCAGTTACGACACTTATCACGGAGTTCTCTAGCTTCCTTTAAACTCATATCAGGATATCGACCTAATGTTAGGCGATTTAGCTTTTTCCCATCTAGTCTATAAGTAAAAACCCAACTCACGCCACCAGCAACAGATACCTTCGCGCTAAGCCCTGCCCCATCAGCTACGAACTCAATTTTAGATACAGGCTTGCCATAAATGGCTTTAACCTTTTTATCGCTCAATTTATTCAGTTCATTTGCCATGATAATCCAGATTGTTTATACAAATGTTTATACATAGTGTGATGTACAAATGCGAAAACGTCAATAAACACTGGAACAATATACAGTATTAATTTTCATTATCTATTTGATTTTATTGAATATTAAAATAACATCAGATAGCATCAAAACTAAAAAAATGAAAATACGGCATGAACCACTTCAACCCATTGGCTGTACTGGCTTGAATTCCACATTGATTTAACAGTATCGCTGACGCTATCAAGCCCGAACTCCATCACCAACTGGCGAACGGTCATCGTAAACTTGCGATAGCAAACATCAACACTCAAGCTTGGGCTATTCGCAATGTAGTAACTACCAAGAGGAAAATGCACGGTACGAATAATACGCTGACTATCTTCAACAACGGCCATTGCAGCAGTGCCGAAAGTACCTAAATCACCATACATCAACGGTAATGACTGATAGAGATTAGAACGATTGAACACTTCGTTCATACGCTGTTCTGTGGTTTCTAGCCAAAGTTTTACAGGGCCATAATCCATTAAATCAGGATCAGGGGTTGCTAAACGAAACCAAGGACGAGCAGGACTTGTAATACCTGACATCATGCCACTTGAAAGCACCGATGAAGCTAAAGATGCCGTAGGGTCAATAATCTTACTATTACGGCGATCACCTCGATTAACCTCAGATGCAGTAAAACGCGTACTACGAGGACGAGTGAAATCTGACAATTCACGCCAATGCGGTTCAAATGAGCTACGCTCTGTTTCCAACTGATTAAGTTGTTGCAGTAGCTGTTGTTTCAATGGCGTTGACATAGTCACCTCTTATTGACCAAGTAAGGTTTTACCGCTGGTGGATGCTGAACTTGTCGCACCCTGCGCACCTGTTAGTAACGTAGACTTACGACCTGCGGCTGCACGGCGACGACGCATTTCATCATCACGACTACCCGTTACTGCCGCATCTTGTTCTTGAGGTGCTGCCTGAACAGCAGGAGGAGTTGTAATTTTTGGAGTATTGCCAAATGGATTACACATATCGACACACCTTTATAATTAACCAATATTGCGTATTAAATTAATAATACATGTTATTTGACAATATTGAAAATTATAACTACCATTTTGGTTATGCAATGCCACTGCATTTTTTCTCGGTATTGTTACCACGACAGCGTGCTTTACCTTAGGACTGTTTGCCCTCTACTCCAGAGGGCTTTTTTTATGCGAATGGATCGTAATCTGAATTGCTGACATTAACGCCAGAATGAAGTGAAGAGTAATTTCTATCTATTTTGGTGACTGGATAGGCGAACGTCAGCGCGAGCGCATCACCTTTACCCGGTGAACGACCAAGACGCTTTTTAATTTCTGTTTTATCTTCTAGTACAATCTTGCTATCGATAACACGAACTTTGTATTCACCACATGACAAATCATCTGCGGTTTCCTGATCATCAATAGCCCCACCAATTTTAAGCCATGTCTTAACGCTGTTATACATCTCACCACGTTTGTTTAGCATTTGTGGATCTGTTGATGCACCACCAAATTTAACTAAACGCCACACGCGCCCCCAACTTGTTCCAATAGAGTGAATACCGGTACCGTAACCAAAATCGATATGCACAGCGTCAGCCTTGTATTGATCTTCAAAGTCAGCAATACGCTTTGCCATAACAACATCGTCAGTTGTTTTAAAGCCCGTCCACAAGCACTTACTAAATAAACCTTGGCGTAGATAAATGACTGCATCATCAATACCAGAATAGGCAGGGTCAACACCAATGATTACAGGAGCATGAGCAACTTCAGCTTGTGTGACAATGCGTTTCATGGCTTCATCCGTTAAGCCTGTTGGAATAAACTGCAACTCTGATGCTGACGGGAACACACCACGAACACGGACTTTAAAGAAGTCACTATCTTCGCCGTAGTCCTCTTCCCAGTTTTTAATCTGCTCTTTGTTGCTACCTTCAACGGTACGGCTATCAATCTGCTTAGTATTCCAACGATGTTTAAACTTACGAAAGCACTCACGAAAGCGCCCTGTGTTACGGGTTGGGTTACCAAATGCTATCCAAATGATTTCGGTACCTTCATCCGTTAACGCCCCTTCGGCAACTTCCCATACCAGATCGGCAATGTTAGACGCTTCATCAAACACCAAGATAATACGCTTACCTTTGTTGTGAAGCCCTGCAAATGCCTCCGTGTTGTTCTCTGACCACGGTACCGCATCAGCACGCCAAGCATTAGCATGATTAGGATCGTTTGAGTAGATAGCTGTCTTAGTACAAGTAAACCAATTATTGGTAAGTGATAACCGTTGCCACTTCGCTATTTCTGGCCACGTTTTAGTGCGTAGCTGATTTTCGGTGTTAGCAGTGACGACTACCTTACAATCTTCGCAGGTATCCATACCCCACTTGATGATCATTGAAATAAATGCAGATTTACCAATACCGTGACCAGAAGCACGAGCAAGTAACAATGGCTGGTGGCGTGTCTTTGGATTGCGTAGATGTTCACCGATTTCATTTAATGCTTCGGCTTGCCACTGACGAGGACCATTGTATTCTTCAAGTTCTCCACCAGCTTCACCCCACGGAAATGCGTAATACGCATAGCCTAATGGATCATGCGTAAATGATGCGATATCTTCAATGAGTTGTTCTTCTGGTGACTTCTGTAAAGCTTCTGACATTACTCAATGCTCCCTTGCTGAGCACGTTTACGAGCAGATGCCAACTTATCAGCCAATGATACATTTACATCGACCTGTACCCTGTCTCTAAAGGCATTGATATCAACATGCTTACCAATCAATTCAAGCACCTTAATTTTATCCAGTAACTTTACTTTTTTAATGCGTGTATCACCGTCAATATCAATGATATCGAATGCAGCAACACTTTTACGCCAGATAGGTGACCATTCGGATATTGGTTTAATATCGCCTTTCTCATTGAGAATATCGGCAATATCCGCATCAAGCATATCAACCAAGCGCTTGAGAACATTGTCAGCACTCATCTTGGTTCGCTTATTGCGCTGTTGCATAAGTTGTGCGATACGCTCTTGAATACGGGGATCAGCCATTAGCTGTGATGCGCGCTTGCAAGCACTGCCAGACGCGTATCCAGCAGAGATTGCAGCATCAGTTTGATTATCTGGGGATTTGATATATTCCTGACAGAAACGTTCCATCTTGTCGTTGATAGGCGTTGGCTGTCGTGCAGGTTTCTTTCTTGGTCTTTTGATAGTCATAATCATCACCTCTTTGGTTATTATGGCCATTCAAAATATAACATTCAAATTTTATAAGCATTACCTAAACTTATTTGGTTGACAAAATCGCGTCAACCAAATTTCTATTTTGCTATCGTTCTGTCAACCAAGTTAAGCTGTAATTCGCGATATCCATAAGTTAACCAACACTTAGCATCACCAGATAAACAGCATTGCTGAACGGGTAACTGCTCACCACAACGCTCACACTTACGCTTAGATAGTTCCTCAGCTTGTCGCTTATACTCCGCATCATCTTTACGAATAAGTATCTGCAAGTATTCAACATTATCATACGGTTCACGACCAGGCATACGTAGAACACAATTACGCTGTAACATCTCCAGCTCCTGATTATCCACCAGCAATTCAATCTTCGTTACGCCAAGTTCCTTTTGGCGCTTACGTTGTAGTGCCTTGCGTTCAGCAGGTGATTTAGCCATTTGCTAGCTCCTCAGGTATCTCAACTTCATCACCTATCTCAAGCATAACAACCGCTCGGCAAATAGCTTCTTGAGCAGTATTAGCAGTGGCATAATCACCCATTAAATGTGGCGGTGATGCATAGCAATAATTAACCCCGTCAACTTCTTCAAACATTAAATCAATCCAGTAGTTATTTATAAACTCACCGCAAATTACCCAACTACTAGATGGGCTATATACGCAGTTATTAGCATCAACAACAAACTCTTTGCCAATACGAACATCGACGCCAACGGCTTTACCTACCGCCCAATCAAGTGCTAATCCTTTTAGTTTTGAGGTATTAATTTTCATCATTCACCCTCTGGCATTGGCTCAAATGATTGGATGTCGAAAACCCAATACGGCGCTACTTCACATCGACCGTACTCATCATAATCTCCACGGTCATAAGTCGCGCTGATTTTATATTCCCCGTGATCAGCAAACAGTTCATACTCATCAGCATCTTGCTGTAGTTGAGTTTCTATTTCCTGCAAATCATCTAATGTTGCACGCCCTTGAATGAAATATACATATACATCCCCTTTTCCCATATAAAGTACTTCTAGCTGAATACCATCTGTTGGATTAGTTCCCTGCATTAGATGTCTCCTCGCCCTTCAGTGGCTCAAATGAAACCAACTCAAATGTAATTTCACGATGGTAATCGTAATAATCAGTTGGTTTTAGTGTATAAACGCCCTCACCTTGAAAGTAATCTTCGCCCGTTAAAACGGTTGATATTTCATCTTGAAAATCTCGAATGTCAGTTGCGTCAAAATCACCATGACAACCCTTTAAATAGACCTCGTTTTCGTCATCAACAGCGTGATGAATTACAACAATAGTTCCAAATGGGATTTCCTTTTGCTTGTTCATCTAAAAATCCTCTTGCGTGACATGTCGCAGTTATTTGAGTTATTGAATAAACCTAATAGCATCAATTTCTTGGCTCATAATTTCTTCCCAAACTCATTCAACGATTAATTAACTTAGTCACGAACTTAACGAATGGTAATAAGTTCATGATTTTCTGTATTTTCAGGTAACGTTACCCCTATCTTTCCCTGCTCACCCCAAAGCTTTGACGCGCTGATATTCCACACCCTGCAATCTTCATCAAAGATGGCATCCATAACAGCTTTAATCAGGTTATCAACATCAGGACGTTGCTGGTGTGGTTTACCATTCATCTCAATGCGTTTCTTCTTGCTCCATGATTTAGGCATAGGGATAACAAACGTTAGGTGAGCACCGCTTTCCGGTAACGTAAAACGGTTAGCTCTCATCTCGTCACAAAAAGCGTGGTACTTAACGACAACGGGTCTTTTCTTCCATGCGTCACGCTGTGTCATACGTGGCTTTGGTACAGGATTGATATAATAAATTTGCTGTTTCATGCACGTACCGCCACCAGCATTGCGTTCATACGGTTATGAATATCAGCAATCTTTCCATGCTGTAACGGTGGTAAACTCTTTCTGACGTAGGTTAGAGAACCTTTCTGACAGATAACATGCTTATCCGTAGGTTTTGCTGGCTTCTTGGTCATTAGAGATGCTTCTTTTTTGATATCTAATTCACGTAGGCGCTCCATGTAATCAGGCGTTAGTTTGTAGACATACCCAATGCCAACTACCGCTTTGCGTTCTACAACGGAGCTTTCAATCAATTTAATCAGTGCGTAATTGGTTGTTGAGCGGTTCTTCTTTCCCTTGAGATCAGAAGCAATTGCCGTTATCTCGTTAACTGACAATGATTTTTTATTGTCACGTAAAATATCAACAACTAAATCCTGCATAAATTTCATATACGATAACCCTTAATAGATTAATCACTATGGTTAATATATCCAATTTGGTTATGTTTTCAAGTATAAAAAAACAGAGTTTTTAATTAAACTCATACCTACTTAAAACGCTCTCAAATCGTCTATACGCTGTTTTCACTACTCAGACACCCAATCGCACACCTACAACAAATAAAACTCACCAGTGTTTATTACGCTAAGGATTTTGATATCCAATAAACCCTATTCGATTTTTAGTTTATGAAATTACTTAACTAAACGCCGATAGCTTTGCCATGTGAAATTTATCGTTGTTGGATTTCCCATTCGGAGTCGATCTATTACTCGTTCATCCAACACTTTGGATAGTTGGGTATAATTTAGGTTTGTAAGCACTCCAACAGGCTTTTTGTTTGCTAGTCTTCGATCCACTACTTGAAATATAATTAACTCCTCATTGAGGTTTCCACGTTGCACACCCACATCATCAAGTACTAGCAAATCAACATCACACAGATCATCTATCAGTTTTGACTCAGTTGTTTTAGCATCCTTTTGATAGGTTTCACGAACCTTCATCATTATGTCCGGTAGTGTAGCGATCAGAATACTTTTCCCTTTTTGGATAATGTGGTTGCCTATGGCTGACGCTAAATGATTTTTTCCAGTACCAGGATTACCACTGAAAATGAACCCACCAAATGATTTACCAAATTGCTCAGCGTATCTCTTAGCTTTGTACAACGCTCTTTGTTGGTCTTCACATGTAACGTCATAATTATCGAATGAACAATTTTGGTGTAATGGGCTAATACCTGATCTACCCATGATTTTATTTAAACGAGCTACTCGGTTTTCATTTGCGATCCTCATTGAATCAATTTCACCCTGCTCTCGTTGCCATGCCATTAATTCAGCAGAAGTAGTAAATTTAGGTTTAATATGCTCAGGCATTATTCGCTTTAGCCTTGCTAAGGTTGATGATGCAGTCATCAGAAGTCCTCCGGTATAAACTCATCGTTCTTTTGAGGTTGAATGATCCGTTGTGGTGGTGAAACGTTTGGTTTGAATAGTCCTTGCCAGCCATTTGTAATGGTTTTGCTAATTATTTCTTCAGGTGAAAAACCTAACTCATAACACTCAGTGAGTAATTTTATTTGTCCACTGAACGTTTGTTTCGATTTTATCGGGTGCTTGATTTCCTTTCGGTACTCAATCCACTTCTCCCAAACTTCGGGATTTAGCCAATCAGGTATTTTTTCTTCCAGGATATTAAAACCTCGCTTTTGTACCGACTTTTTTTTCAAGGGGGACTTAGGGGGTTTTATATCTTGTTCTTGTTCCTGCTCCTGTTCTTGGCTTCGTAGGGTCTTCAAAGCCCCTTCCAAGCCCCTTTCATTTTTTATCGATGATTCTCTTGCAGAACTTAAATTAAAAGCATCTTTATACTTATCATAAAACATTGATAGAAATTGATTTTTAGGCTGAGAGTCATACTCTCTTTGTATACCGATACACCGGTTATCTGATGGCTTCAAAGATGATGCTATTTGATATTTTGCCATCTCGATCACCCAAACAACTTCAGCATCCTCATCATAGTGGCAAAAACCTGCTTCAATGCACCTTAGAAGCCCCTTAGAAGCCCCTTCTAAACCTAGCCCTGTTTCGTGCGCCATATAGATAATAGGTAGGTAATACATTCCGATCATATTGGCGTGAGGATTGGTTAATAAGTACATAGAGACAATAAGTGCTTCATGCCCTTTTTCTCTTATTTCCTTACCTGTTTTTCCTATCCAAAATTGTGGGGAAACTTTTCCATAGTCACGCATAAAACACCATTCACTTAGCGCTGTTAATTAATTGCTTTAACACAGAGCGATAGACTGTTGAATTTTCAAAGTTGCATTTAACGCAAACACCATTACAAACATAACGTTCAGCAACATGACCGTTCTTGCATTTCTTACCTGTAAAAAATTTTCCAAGCCCTTTTGAAGCAGCTTCTTTTCGACTAATAATCTCCATTTCAACCTCATTTGATTATGTGTATGTGCAAATGCTATCCGTTATTTTAAAATATATCAACCTAAAAAGACTTATTGGTTATCAATAAAAAATTAAGGACCACCGAAGTGATCCTTATCAATAAATAGCCTTTGAATTATTATCGAATAAAGAAATTGATTAATTGCTCTCTGGTTGTATCTGCACCGAACTCAATACAAATATCATATAACTTATTGAGTTTACTTAGTGAAGGCTTACGTTTTGCATAGCGTAGCTGATGTGATAGATACAATTGGCTATACCCCGTTCTTTGAGAAAATGCTTCTCTTTGCTTAATCGTTAAGCTATTCCAAAATTTTTTAAAGTCGAAAACTTCCATAATTTCACCAATTTGATTAACCAATAAATAATAGTAACCGTTTAGGTACTTTACCAAAAGGGTTATTTGTTTGTTTAATACACCATAACTTAATCAAATTTGTATAAAGAATAGACACCAAAGGACTTGGATAAATGAAAAGCATTGCTGAAATTAGAAAAGATAACCTGATTTATATTATTGAACGCTACTACAACGGCAAACAAAAACTATTGGCTGATGCGTTAGGCGTAGCACCAAGTATGATCTCTCGTTACCTATCACCAAAAGATTTAAAAAGTCATCGTGAACTCACCGATCCAATGTCACGTAAAATTGAATATGTGACTAGAATTAGTAAATATTGGATGGATGTAGACCATTTAAAAGAAGGTCATGCAGAGTCAGAAAAAGAAGAATATATTCCGACCGAGATCGGAAAAATACTCTCAGATAACATCACAACATTTATGTTAAACGATGGAATAAAATCAAGAGTTAAGCTTTCTGTCGATTCAGGGCTTGCACAATCAACAGTTAACCGCATTATCAATTGTGAAGCCAGCGCCACCGCTGAAAGCATTGATGCTATTGCAAAAGCAATGGGTCGCCAAGCCTATGAACTACTGATCCCTAAAAATGATAAAGGCACTATTAACTATGATAGAAGAGCCTATTCAAAACTTCCCGCCAGCGAACAAGCTGCTATTGAAAACTTCATTGAATTTATCATTAATAAAAACCAGCCTATCTCCCACGACTAACCCTTTCCATTAAAAAGAAGTCATATACTGGCTTCTTTTCACTCTTAATAAATCATTAAATTTCATAGTGATAAAAACAAACATAACCATATTGGTGATTTATTTGTTTTTCATGGTTGACAATGGTTAATTTGTGGTTATGATTAAAAGCATAAGTTAACCAATACGGTTAATTTGCTCTTTAACAACATGGATAAAAGAGACTGATTTTTTAATGCGCTCAGACATAACCAATTTGGTGATTAGTCATGATCTTTTATATCAAAGACGGTAAGCATGTATTTACCTTATCTGGCTTAAATGAGTCACAGTCATTTGACAATTTTAAAGCCGGTATTGAGTGGGCTTATGTAAGAAAGCTCGCATTACAAACAGAACAATTAGTAGGTAAACAAAATGTCAGACACTAAGCACTTAAATGTGTTGATTGCAAAAGCTCTTTTACTTAACCAAGATATTACTGATAGCGAACAAGTAGATGCGCTAACAGCTCATATCAATGGTGATATTGAAAAAGAAGAGTTTAAGCAATATGACCACTTTATTAATATCACGTTACTTGCACTTTCATTGGTTCCTAATATCAGCAGCGAACTCAGTGAAGAGCAAATCGTTAACGCTATTATGTCATTTATTGATAACCCTGATATGCGTAGCGTTCGTCATAGAGTTAATCACTTTAACTCATTAACAAATCCAAAAACCACCTCAAATGAGGTAGAAAAAAAGGAAGTACCTCAGGAAGAGGTAATTTTTCACGCCAATAAAGATAACCAAAACGGTCAACGCAAGAAGGCGGAAGATATTCCAAAGGAAGAAAATGACCAACCTGCTTATTTTGAACCTGGTCGTTATCCCGATATTCCTAACGAGGTGTATCACAGTTCAAACGGCATCAGTAGTTCGATGCTAAAAGATGCTCGTATTAGTTTGATGTATTACGAGTTACGCCATGTAACAAAAGTTATTGAGCGTGAAAATAAGCGTTGTTTCGACTTAGGTAGCGCATTCCACACGTTAACAATGGAACCTGAAAAGTTTGATGCTGAATTCAGTGTTAAACCAATTATTCCAGAAGGTGCCTTTACAACAACAGAAACAATGAAGTCATGGATTGACGAATACAACAATAAGTTGCCTAAGAAGCTCTCACAAGATGAGTTAAAAGCAATTATTGAAGAACATAATGCCACTCTGACACCGCAACTTTCCACTAGCGGAAAAGCCGAAGAGCTAGGTCAGATATACATGCAGTTGCCCGATGAATTTAAAACCATCCCCGAAGATGGAAAATTCACAGGTGCCGCAATGAAAGCCTGTATCAAAGCCTATAACGATACTTTGCCAACACCATTGAAAACCTCAGGTAATACAGATGCATTACTTGAGCAGATATACCACCACATCAATCCTGAATTATATTTGGCAGAAACAAATAAACCTGAGCCACTTAGAAAACCCGTCAAAAAAGATGATCTCATGCAGGTCATTAAAGAAGTAAAACCTGATGCTGTATTTGAAGATGAAATCATTAGCCAGTGGCTTAGTGACGATTCAAAAATTCACGTTCAAACCGTTGACTATGAAATGGCAAATAACATGCGTAACGCTGTTATGAACCACAAAGAAGCATCCAGTTTATTAAATCACCCTAACCGTGTATCAGAAGTGAGTTACTACGGCATTGATGAAGATACCGGCCTTGAAATTCGAGTTCGTCCTGATATCGAAATTCAAACAGAAAATAACCGATTAGGTTTTGATCTCAAATCAGTAGCACTTGGTCGATTTAAACAAGATGCCATTGAAACCATGATCCGCAGAGAAATCATTAATCGCGATTATCACATCAGTGCAGCTATGTATTGTGATGTGGCAATGCTGGATCAGTTCTTCTGGATATTCGTTAACAAAGACGAGCATTACCACTGGGTCGCTATCGTTGAAGCCTCTCCTGAGTTACTTGAACTGGGTCGCGCTGAGTACAAAAAGACACTGCGTGATATCCGTGAAGCTATGGATACAGGATATTGGCCAGCACCTATCACCACTACTCTCACTATCGGTATCACTGACTTTGAGCAGAGAAAGTTAGAAGAACTGCAAAACGAAGTCGCTTAATAAAACTGCGCTTGAACAATCAGGCGCACGCTTGGAGTAAATATTATGTCAGAAGTAGCAACTCTCGAAAGAAACCAATCAGTAATGAATAACACATCATTACTTTTTAATCCTGAATCATTAGACCGCATTGTCAAATTTGCTGAGCTAATGGCATCAGGTACAGCAACGGTGCCAAGACATCTGCAAGGTAAACCGTCTGATTGTCTTGCTATCACAATGCAGTCTGCACGCTGGGGAATGGATCCTTTCGTTGTCGGTCAAAAAACTCATGTCATCAATGGTGTGCTTGGTTATGAAGCCCAATTAGTAAATGCAGTTATTACCAGTTCAAATGCTGTTGTAGGTCGATTCCATTACAAATACGGTGGCGACTGGGAAAAAATTGTAGGCATGAAAGATAAACGTGATGAATCGGGTTTATTTATTGAAGTCGGTGCAATTTTAAGAGGTGAAGAAGAAATTACATGGAGTGAGCCTGTTTACCTTGCTGATGTACAGACTAGAAACTCACCACTTTGGAAAACAATGCCTAAGCAACAAATCGCGTATCTCGCTGTAAAATATTGGGCCCGTCTTTATTGCCCTGAAGTTATTCTTGGTGTGTATACGCCAGAAGAACTTGAAGATCGACCAATTAAAGACATCACCCCACCGAAAGAACGCGTAAGCATTAATGAAATCACCAACCAGCAACAAACAATCAATGATGAACCGGTAAAAGAGACTCAAGGCGAGTTTATACCTAAGTTCGATGCTGAAGCCTTTAGATTAGCTATTGATGATGTTCAAACTGTCGAAGAAGCTAAAAATATTCGTGCAGAAATTGAGAATTTAAAAAATGAAATGGGGATCAACCTATTTACTGAATTAAAAAATAAAGCAGTACAGGCATACCACCGCATTGATGCACGTAATGCCTTAGAAGCTTCTATCAACTCACTTCCTGAATCTGGCTCACCCGAAGCTACAGAAGCATTTGAAAAAGTAGACAAGCTACTTAAATCAAGCAAAAGAAAACTTGGTGATGAGTTATACGAATCTTTCTCTATCACACTTAATGATATGCGCCCTGAATACCAGTGATCCTATTTAAAGCGGAGCGATACAGCTCCGCAAGGAGTTTAAATATGAATATTAAATTACCTACCAACCCTATCCGTATGCCTGCTGTTTTAAAGCTAACAGGACTTTCTCGCTCAACTATTCGCACCTTAGAGAAGAAAGGTGATTTTCCAAAGCGTATGTATTTGTCGGTGCGTTGCGTGGCATGGGAGGCTCATGAAGTATATGAATGGATAGATAAGAAAGCTAAATCAAGAGAGACACCCAAGTGTTACACCGAACGTAAGCGTAATGAAGCTGGGCAGTTTGTGAGTAACGCCTAACCCTACCCGTTAACCAAATAACTCAGTGTAAGGATGCAATGAAGAGGAATGAATAATGGCAGTAGTTCAATTTTATATAGCAGGTGGTAAAGGCGAAGACCCGTCAGGAATTAGTGAAGATAACCTCTATGAATTACCAGATGATCATAATTTCAGTACTGATGATGACCTCGATTCATGCATTGAAGAATGTGCAGAATATTATCACGCTAACTGTGATGGATGGGAGGATCAATGGCCGTTGTTATTCATGTTATGGATTGACGACCAATATCTTGGCACGTTTGAAGTTGAGCGTGAGTTTGACCCAGCATTCTCAGCAAATAAGGTGGAATAAATGAGTAAACAGATGGTTTTAGTTGCAAGGACAAACAAGGTTGGCTCTGACTCTGAATGTGGGCTGGGTATTACTGAGGACGAATGGGATAAATTAACCGAAGAAGAACAATCAGGATATATCAATACTGCAATTGATAATCTTGTTGGTTGGTATGTGAAGACAGAGGGATAAGGTGGAGTGATGAAATTAACAGAACGTCAAATCAGCACATTAAAAAATATAAATAATGGATATGGTCAGTTAAGCAATAGGCTATCAATTTTCTCGTTGGAGAATAAAGGGCTTATTAAGCTTCACCCAAAGGACGGATGGCAATTAACAGAGTTAGGCATTGAAGAACTAAAAAGGTGGAATGATGGATATATTAGATGATGTTCGTGCCGCATTCGAAAAGCTATATAAAGAACAAACCGTATTTATTGAAAATACTCATGGATATGATAGCCAAAAATTCGCTTTATGGGCTGGATTTCAATTAGGATGGCAAGTATCACGCGAGAGCCTAGTTAATAGCTTACCAGAAAGCATTAATTGCCCCACCGCACCAGAATTAATATGGCTACAAGTCGACCCTGAACCAGAGGAGGAAAATAAACCTGAATTTCCAGTTAATTTACGTAGTGATGATGTAACTTGGTGTGCAGATAGAATTCATCCAACTGACACATTATATATTCGTGCTGATTTAATTCAAAAGTAAATAACCATGAAAATAATCGGATATGTATTACTCGTGCTAATACAGGGCTCTGCTGTGCCTGTAACGGAAGATATTTATACGCAATCGGAATGCAATCAACGTGCTGAATATTTAATGTCAGTGAGGAATGTTGAAATTGTTTGTGGTGAGGTATGGAATGAAAGATAAATATTATTTGGGATTACAAGGCTACGAGGAAGAAGGTTTTGAAATTGAGCCGACAATAAAGGATAAATTTAATTTAAAGTCTCCATCGTGGGATATATCAATAACAAAGCAGGATTTAGTTAATATTAAGCTCATGATAGAGGAGATATTAGAAAGTGAATAAATACACCGAACTATCTGACTTCGAGATTAATAAAAAGGTTGCTGAGTATCTTAAATTAAACACAATTGCATACGAACGTACTGAAATAGTTTTGTTTGATGATATGGATGCAACGCCTTTCGACCCATGCAATAACCAGTCTGACGCATTCCCTCTAATTATCGATGTAAAATTATCAATTCATCCTGATTTTTATAACGACTGTGAATCGTGGGTTGTAAGAACTGTACATATTCCCCCAGTCAAAGATGAGAGCCTTACAAGAGCCATTTGCATTGCTTATTTATTAATGAAGGATGCGGAGAATGAAGAAGTATGACCTTATTTTGGCTGACCCGCCTTGGCAATATAATAATAAAGTATCAAACGGTGCTGCTAAAAATCATTATCCAACAACTTCCCTCTTCAATTTAACCCATATCCCTATTCATTCTATTGCATCTGATAACGCAGTTCTTGCCATGTGGTATACAGGTAATTTTGTACCCGAGGCTATTAAATTAGCCGAAGCGTGGGGCTTTAAAGTGCGCACAATGAAAGCTTTTACTTGGGTTAAGTTTAATCCTTTAGCATGGCAACGAATTGATAAAGCCATTCAAAACAGCGAGTTATTTGATTATCACGACCTATTTGAACTATTAGATGCTGAAACAAAAATGAATGGGGGAAACTACACTAGAGCCAATAGTGAAGATGTTTTAATCGCTACTCGAGGCAATGGATTACAGCGCATTAGCGCTAGTGTTAAACAAATCGTATTTAGTTGTTTAGGTGAGCATAGCGAAAAGCCGTGGGAAGTAAAAAACCGTCTTGAACAGTTGTACGGTGATGTAAATCGCATTGAGCTATTCGCTCGTGACATGTCACAAGGTTGGGATGCATGGGGCAATCAATGTCCTAACAACAGTATCGAACTTATCAACTCTCATTTTATTTGTAAGGAATAAATATGCCTGATATCGCAGATGATGCTAATGACTTAACGGATCTACAAATCAACACCGCATTAGCAAATAGAGAGCCACCAGCTAAAAGCTTAACTGGATTTTGTATCTGGTGCCGTGAAGAGCCAGTAACAGAGAATAGCGCTTACTGTTCTAAAGAGTGTGGTGATGACCACGCTCAGTACAAAAGGAAAAACGGCTAATGATTATTTTACTCACATTATTAGCTGTGTACTTATGGCTTGCAGGATACCTATTTTCAGAGTCTAAGCACGGAAGCGACAATATAAAAGATATTGTGGCCAGACTGTTTTACTCCACAATCTGGCCTGTTGTTGGTGTACTTTACCTATCGTCACTACTTGCTTATAAAACACTTGGCGAAGAATGA